CACCTGCTTTATTCCATTTTAGGAATTCTTGCGCTGCACCAACCACATCACCTCTGTTGTGTTTCTTTCTGAGTGTAGAGATTTGTAGATTGCCTAGCCCAAGATTAAAGGCAAAGCTGACGAGTGCATCAAAGCGAGGCTGAGTAAGACCAGTAGGACATAATCGTAATACCCCTCTTTCAAAGCGTATAAGATCCTTTTTAAGTAACTCATCTGCTTCTTCCTGTGTAAGCTCTCTAAACCATTCTATAGGCAGAGATTTACCATCGCCTATAAGATGACCCCACGCCACAGTCCATAAGCCTACAGCGTCTTGATATGGCTTTAAATGGCATCCCTCAAAATGCTTGATAAGGTTTAAGCCTTTGTCGCTGATTTTCACCGCTTACTGAACGCTTGAGAACCAAACCAGAAAGCAATAATGGATGACCAGATAGTGATTGTCTCCTCAGACCACAGGATGTCTAAAGCCTCGTCAAACGGAACGGAGTGATGCCAAGCATACCAAAAGCCAGCAATCTCTACAAATAGGAATATGCCAAACATTCCGTAGGTAACAGCAGGGCGAACCATAGCTCTAGCGTTAATCACCCAATGAGATGCGCCTTTAGCCAAGTCTGTATCGTGCTGATACATGGCAATCTTTTCGTCTTTTAGTGCGTTGATCTCAATCTGATCTGTGCGGATTTCTTCTACACGAGCCTGTGCTAAGAATCCTTCTTTAGCTAAAGTCAATTCTCTTTCGGTCTGTAGCCGAGCCATTTCTAGCTCATGCTTTTTGTCGGACTTGTCTTGGAAGAAGTCTAAAAACTTAGGCAAACCGCCAGCAAGGAAAGAAAGAAGTGTAGAGACTAAAGTAATCATTTCTTAAAGAATAAATCTGCTAACCAAGTTACAAAACCACCAAATACTGAGGCAGCTCCCATAATTGCCCAAAGACTTCCTTTAGACCTCTCAGCCATAGCCACCAATTTCTTGATGTCGGCTTCCATTAGGTCTACTTTCTTTTCCATAGACTCTACTTGGGCTACTAATTTCCCATATTTATAGGGATCTAAGAACTCCTCTGCCATATCGTTTCCTATTGAACTGTGATTTCTAGGCTGTCTTTAAGCATCTTTACAAATGCATCTTTGCCTACTCTTAATTGATCTAAATTAAATTGTGTAGATGCAATCTTTCGGTCTAAATCTAAACAATGATTAACAAGCATTTTTTGCTCATCGGTCATTGACTCAAACTCATGCTCTACACCATCTATTACTATGGGGTTTGTTTTTTTCTCGCCCATGTCATTCTCCTAGTTGTGTCACTAAACAAGGCTAGTGGCTTGCCTTTATCGAATAAACCATTCTTCTACAGATGCAGAAACATCTCGCATTTTTCTCCATCTTTCGCCCATGACCTGACCTTTAAGAACTTTAACTTGACCGACTAAACCAATAATTAACCATTCATCTCGATTTTCTCGGTTAATGTATTCAGCATTAGGATTCCATGCAGGGTTTAATTTGTAGTGTTGAAACTTAATTCCTTTGTCATCATGGGTTTTACGAATTGCATTGCTAGGCACATTTATGCCATCAGGAATATTGTGGGATTCATAAGAATGTTTAATAGTTTTGTAAATAGCTTCTTGAGCAGGAATTGCTTGTAATACTTCATTGCCTTCTTCATCAATTACAGCTTCAACAGCATTAATAGCTTCTTTTTGTAACATTAGCTCTTCCCACTCTAATACATCATGGTCTTCCATAATGTAGCGGTCAAAGTCATCGGTTAGATACTTATTAGCCCACTTGTTCCATGCGGTATTACCGACTACCATTGATGCTTTGCTTGGTTCTTTTGGTCGAACTACGCCAATAATATCTGCTGGATTATCAGATTCGGTAGCAAGACGGACTTTGTTGTTTTCTAATACAACTGTGCTTCCAACTGGAATTAATTGTCCTGTAGCCGATTCAAAAAATTCGGCATAGTCAGCACCATTGTTATTCCAAGTGCCATCTGCATAACCATTACCATCTCCTCTAAGATTAAATTCTATATCTGCATTTGCTGTTCCGCTTGAAGAAATTGCATATAAAAACTGATATGCACTATTAGCAGCTCTTACAACAGTAGGAAAAAGCACAGCATCTGCATAACTAGCATTATCTGCTCTTGTGTAAAAAACTACACTATTTGCTGATTGCCTAAACTCATGATAACTGCTTGTTGCACCAACATAAGTTCCATTATCACTTGCTTTTACATAACCATTAGAGGTAATACGCATACGCTCTAATGCCGAAAAATTAGAGTTAACACTAGTATTTCTAAATATAATGTTGTTGTTTGTTCCAGTAGAATTTCCCAAACAATCTATATATAAACCACCACTAGCTCCAAATGAATTTTCTTGCCCAGAACCACCTTTAACAATTAATGCTGTATCTGTTCCAGCCAACACTAATCTAGGACTCCATCCAGCAGAACTAGTAATTGTGGTAGTACCAATCCCCACATTACCACTAGAGTCAATCCTCATCGCCTCTACACCACCTTCTGTAAAGGCAATAGTGTCGGCTGCTGGGAAGAAAATACCTGTGTTGGTATCGCCTGATGTGGTAATAGCAGGTGCGGATACTGTTCCTGCTGCAAATGTAGAAACACCTGTTACAGTAGGATTGCTAAAAGTATTGCCTGTAAAAGTAGCACCAGTAATCGTTCCACCTGTTATCTTAGGTGCAGTCATGGTATATGTGCCATCCCGAATACCATCTCCGACATCTCGGATCTGCGCCATCATATCCCGCATGGTATCGTTTACTGCAGATGGGAGCATTCCCTCTGGCGCACCATCTGGAGGTGCTGCGGTGTTATTAGCAGGGGTTAGAGAATATTTTGTGTATGCCATGATTTTCCTTACTGTTGTTCTGTCTGAAATTCACCAGATAAAAGACCTCTTAGCCCTGTAACAGGGACATTATAAGTTCTTGGTTGGAGTTCTGGTGCTCTACCCAAGCGCATCATATCCGCTAGATTCTGAATAGATGCTCTACGCAAACTTTCTGCTGCAACTCTTGATCCTGCTGCGCCTGTGGCTATTGGAATACCAATAGAAGGCTCTAATGCCATAGCACCACCTGAAAATATTCCTGATACTGGTCCAGTTGGAGCAAATCGACCAAAGAACTTTAAAAGATTTTGTGTTGTGCCACCTTTAGCTGCTTCTGTAATTGCTGCTTGTTCTTCTTTTGTAAATAAGCGCATTTTTTTGTTATTTTTGGCTAACTGTCTTAATTGTTGAGCCATTGAGTTTTCTTCACCTGATGCAGTAAATTTAGACCGATCTAATTGAGCATTATTGAGCATATCCTCAAAAATCTCTGCTTTCTTTAGTTTGCCATAGGATGCTCTTGCGCTTTTCCAAGAATCAACTGCTTCTTTGCTTCCAGAAATAAATGCAGAATCAGGCGCATTCAAAATAGCATTATCAAAGTCATCTAAAAGAATTGATGCCAATCGTCTTTCTTTTGGTTTTTCGCTTGCTTGCCCACCTTTAATCATTTCTCTTAAAGACTGTAATTCTGTAAAGTCTTTTGGTATTGCAGGATTTGTTAGTTCTTCAATAGCACCAGCAATAGTTGGATAGCCTTTAGGTGTATAACCTTCTTTTCTAAGGTCTTTTCCAGCCTTTTCCATTTGAGTAATAAATTGGCTAGACTCTAACAACACACCAGACTCTTGAGCCTTATTAAACAGATTTGTAGATTCTTGAGCCAAACTTTCTTGTGTAGGAACATTTTTAGCTCTTTTGGTAATTGTTGCTCCAAATGGCGCAGCAGTTGTAACTCCAGCGATCATACCTGCTAATGGGCTACCTGTAGCCTCTGTAACATATTGGGCTGCTGCTGCCGATGGTGCAGATGCTGCTACTTGTGCTTTAGGAGCTTCTGCTAACCGCTTAGATACTTCTCTTGTAACAGGACTAACCGCTTGTTGTCCTAGTTTCATAAGAGCAGGTAACTGAGCCAATGTAGAGGTAATACCGCCTGCACCTGCCTCAATCATTCTTTCGCCTCTGCTTTGTGGCTCTGCAAGACCAATTTCTGTCATTGCTCTGCTTGCGACTTGGCTAGGCATCTGTAATTGTGGAATCTCTGTGCCTGCGACTTTATTGACACCACCAGAAATCATATTTATCAATGAGTTAAGAGCATCACCAATTGGCAAAGCCATAGATCCTACTAGTGCGCCTGCTGGACCAGCAACAGTTCCACCAATAGCAGCACCAGGCACAGTCTGAGCCATGCCTCTAGTAACTATTTCTGCTGTTCTAGCTGCTGTGCCTTTTTGTGGCTTTTCAGCAGCAGTAGCCTCATCATATAGTTTCTTGGCTGCTTTGCTGACATCTGTTTCGGACATAGAGTCTGGAAATTCGACTTGTCCTACTTTTGGAATGTCGATAATCATTCTATTTTTCCTGTAGCTGGATTAAATTTCTTGACTGCTCCTGGTCTTGCCATTGGAGCAATTGGAGTTACTTTGTAGAACTCAACAATATCTTTCATCTCAGGATTTTTGGCTAGAGTATCTAGTTTTCTATTGTATTCGGTGATACTGTATTCAGCCACTCTTTTAGATGCATTAGCAATTTGTTTGATCTCTTGTGCTGTTAAGCTGTCAATATCGCCTGAGAATGCTCTTTCAGCCAATTTACCTTCGCTTTCAGTAATAGCACCCTCGCCTCGCATTGACTTACGACCTTGTAGTGTAAGTTCTGCAAAACCACGAATTGCTTGGCGAGTATTGGCAATTGTTTCTGCTGTATCTTTGCCTGTAACACCTAATGTTTGACCAATCTGAGCCAATCGTAACTGAGGTGTTGCTAATGGACCAGCAATAATCTTATTTGTATCTACTGCACCAATAACTCGATCTGCTGCATCAATTTGAATGTTTGCGCCTTGTGCTTGTATTTGTGCATCTTTTAGCATTGGACCAACTTGAGCTGCAATACCTTTGCCTGTATCTACAGTAATGTTTGTGCCAGGAGTTTTCTTAGCCATGTAATCGGTAAATGAGCCTTTAAAGCCATTTTTTACTGCATATTCATATTCTTGGACAGCAGATGGAGCTTTTTCTCCTTTGGCAGTTAATTCTAAAAACTTTAAAGGATCTTGTGATGCCGCTTCTAACATTAAAGATTCTTGCAACTTACCAAAATCCACTACCTTTTTAGGCGCACCAGGCATTGTTAATGCTGATACTGTTTCAGCAGTAGGCATCTCACCTGTTTCTGTTGGAACTACAGTCATTTGTGGCACTTCTCTTGTAGCACCTTGGATTGCTGCTTGCATTCTTTGTTGAGCATCTTGTTTTTTCTTATACTCAGCCAACTGCATACCAGTTACCATCTGCTTGAGAGTGCGGTCAAATGCTTGGTTATAGCCTTCTGATCCTGCTGCTAATGCACCTGCCAATGCCTCTTGTGTGCTAACAGGTCTTGATTGAGTTCCAGATCTTGCTAACAATGCAATCGCTGCATTTAGCAAGGATTGTTGCCCTGCATTCTGTTGCATTCTCTGTTGTTCGGCAGGACTAATAAATTGAGAGTAGTCTGGTTGCTGACCGAATAAAGCTGATAGATCAATTGCCATAATTTATCCTAGTAAAGAATTTGGATTTCTTGTTGCCATTCTTGGTGTAATTAAGCCTAATAGACCAGAATAATCAACTGCGCCTTGAGGCATTCTTGTTATTTGTGGTTGTTGATATTGTGGCATTTGTGGCATCTGTGGTCTTGGTGTTAATAGTCCACTAGCCAACCTAGCACCTTGTAGTGCTTGTGCTGCTGTTAAACCTTTCTTTGGCAATCCAAGAGCTTTAGACTCAATGCCTGTTCCTGCTAACTCAGCAGGTGTGTAGGAATAAGAAACTGTTTGCACAATTTGATCTGGAGATAATCCACTAGCTGCTAACTGAGCCATATCTTGTGCTACAAAAGAATCCATACCAGTCATTGTTAGATTCTGTGCAATTTGATCTGCACCTAAACCTTGCTGTGCAAGATTAACTGCATCGAATGCCTCTGTATATGGTAGTGCTGTGCCAATCTCTGCTGCTGTTATTGCAGCTTCTGGTGCGCCTGCTAACAATGTAGCACCAATAGTGTCTGCTAAAGCACCTTCTCCAGCAAGAGTAGCTAGACCTGTTTCTGTAGCTGCTGTAAATGCTGCTTCTGGTGCTGCCAATGCCGCTAATTCTGGTAATAAATATGGAGCTGCAATTGCTGCTGCAACAGGAGCTACAACTTTATAACCGCCTAAAGGATCTACAACTTCTTTCTCAAAAGAAGCTCCAACATCACCGATAGCCTGACCAACATCCTCTACTGCGCCTAAAATTCCACCACCACCGCCTGATGTTCCTAGAACATCGGAGATTGGGTCTGTAACAGCAGAAATAATATCTCCACCACCACCGCCTTGTGGTTTAATCTTTCGATCTCCAATGTGCTCAAAGGCATTTTGTGGCAAGTCTGGAATATCCATTAATGCACAAGCTCGGTTATTAAATCTCATAATTTATGCTCTATCAATATTTGTTTATCTACAAATCCAAGCCTGTGAGTTAGTCTTGCTAGAGACTCTCTGACATAGCCTTGAACCTTCGTTGCTCCAAAAGCCTTAAAAAGTAAACACAACTGTTTATATGCCTCTTTGTTTGTAACAAACTTACCACCATATGCACAAATAAAAGCTACCTTTTGTTTAGGATATTGAACAAAAGATATAACGATGACACCTTGTATTTTATCTTTATCTATACCTACAAACAAATCTAGTAGTCCACTTTCTAAGGATTTTTTAAGATCCTGAGAATCATACTCATCACATTCACTCTGCTCTATTGCTTGGTCAATATAACCCTCTATTACAGACCACTCAGCCTGTATTTGTTGAGGGCTATATCGTCTTACTAACAATTAGAAGAATCAACCGCCTAACAAACCACCACCAACTGCGCCTAAAGCAGGCAATCCAAATCCACCACCAAAGCCGAGTGATGGGAATGCTTGACCTAGTGCATAGCCACCTAAACCACCTGCTAATGCACCGCCTAATGCGCCTACTGTGCGATTGCCTGGATATTGTGGCTGTGGAGCAGGTGTGCCATACGATCCAAGAGGTGAACCATAAACCGATGACAGATAGCCAGACAATTGTTCGTAAGGCAATCTCTGTTGGAATCCAAATCGAGCCATTTGCTCTTGTAGAGGTTGTGCTGCAATAGCTTCTCTTTGTGCTCCGACTTGAGCCAATGTTTGTGATGGCAAGAATTGCTGACCATAAATTTGTGGTGCTGCTTGCGCTGCTCCAAGCTGTCTTGTAAGTTCTTGGTATTGACCTGTTCCAACACCACCTGCTGCTTGCAATTGTGTGCCAAGTGCTGCTTGTTGAGCTTGTTGTAGACCTTGCGCACCAAGTAAGCGAGTTTGAATATCTTGAGCAGATGTTGCCGCTAATTGACCCAAAGCCTGTTGTTGGAGTGCTCGCTCTTGTTGGAATTGTGTTCCTGCAAGGTTGGCTGTAACATCGCCAATAGACCTTCCAAAAGCCTCTGTAGACCTTTCTAAAGCTCTTTCCATAGCACCACTACCTAATCGACCAGATCGACTGTAAAGACTTGCAATTCCTGGCAATACAGTCTCGCCATATTGTTGAACTAATGGGCGAGTAGCAGCCTCCATCATTGCTTGTTGGTATGGGCTTCCTTGTAAGAACCCACCACCTGCAATATTGGCTAATTGACCTGTAGCAATATTTTGGAACTGACCACCTGCTGCCTGTCCATAAACATCTGCGCCAGGTTGCATACCTGCTGCGCCAAAGATGCTTTGATATAGTGGAGTTGCTGCTGATGGTGCTGTTAAGCCTCGCAAAAATGCGCCTTGGGCTTCTCCTAAAATAGGACTACCAGCTCTAGCAATATTTTCTTGCTGTTGTAATGCTTGTAATGTTTGCTCAGATGGGCTTACATAAGTTTGACCAGGAAAGAATTGTGGCTGTTGGCGCAAGAAAATCTCTTGTGCTTGGCGCAAACCTTCTGTAAGAAATGGGCGAATAGATGCATCAATCTGAG